TAATAATTAAAGGTTAATAAAATAGTTAATGAAGTGGCCCGCGATATAAAAACCAAAGGCCATTAAATAAAGGTTTGTAATTAGTTTCATTTGATTAGGTTTTAAAGATTAATTAATAAGTGTATTTAAAATTTTCCTGTAGCCTATAACCATAATAATAAATAAAGGCTTTATTAATTGCGTTTACTTTAAAACGCAAAGCTGTTATTTTATCACAAACATATTTATAAGCCCTGGCGGATCTTACATTTTGTTCCTCAATTTTTAGCTGGTCAAGTTTAGATAATGCGCTATAAAGTTGGGCTTTTAAATCATTTTCATTGGTCCAATTTAATTGAACGCGGCGGCTTTTTTGATGTTTGCGGCCGGATAAATTAAGCAAAGTTTGTGTAGTGTTAAACTGCTTTTTTACTGATTTCACTTGTAAGTTGTTGATTTCCATTGTTTTACATTTTTGATTAGTATACATTTTTTTTGCTTTGTTCAAATATACAAAAACCCATTCAATATATTAACATTATATCAACATTAATTCATACAAAAAATAAATGAATAAAAAAACCCGGGTTTGAAAGTTTTATATTTTTTTATCGGGCCAGCTTTGCGACGTGATCGGATCCGGCCCAGGTCGGACCTGGTCCCGGTCCTATGTATATAATGAACGGGCGCGCACGCGTACAAAAAAAAATACACAAATGCAAACCAAAACCCTTATCAATAATGAATCTAAATAAGGCCAGAGCGGCCCGCGCGGGGGGTACTGCGTTTAAGGGGGTACTGCGTTTAAGAGTCCAATTACGAGTTCCTGGGCCTACTGCGTTTAAGAATTTCGGGGCCACTGCGTTTAAGAATCTACCCCTACTGCGTTTAAGAATCTGCTGAGTTAAAATTCTAAACTCGGGAAGTGATCGCTTAAATTTATTTTATCCCCATCCTTACCATAAAAATAACCTTTACTAATTTCCGCCTCAAGGTTTTGTTTAGTTTCTTTCAGGGTGTGACCTCCCGCAAGTTCCTCAAATCCGTCATCATATCTATAGTCGCTTTTACCCGTATCCATCCAAAAGAACCATACGTTATAAATATTGTCTTTTTTTATGTAGCCAATTTTTATGGAATCACAATAGACATTATAGCTTATTCCAAAGTAGGGTTTCTTTTCTCTTTTATAAGTAACTTTTTTCATAACAATAAATTTTAATTACCGAATCACATAAGTGCCACGCTTGGCATTGATCTCTGCAAATTGAAGAGCATATCTCATTGCATCGATACAGTGATTCCATTTGTCTATTGGCCGCTCATTGCGAGCGTGCCATACATAATTATTCAGCTCCTTGATTATATTCTCTGACTTAGCATCTACTATAATCTCATAGTCTTGCATAAGGGCTATCCCTGTAAGGATAGACCCTTTACCTTTCTTAGCTCCTTTTATATTACAGCCATAAACTTCCTTAAGCTCCTGGATCATCCTAGGCTCATTGTTGTCTGTTATAATTATAGTGTCTAATGCGTGTCTTATATTCCTTTCGCCTATTTCCTTTGTAGACAGCCCAGGTTTAACGAAACACTCCTGGACCCACATTATCCTATGCTCGGTGTCTACAGAGCATCTAATGAGCGTTGTTGGATCTGTTGAAAATCCGTAATCTTGTCCGTATACAATTTGATGGTAGTCTTTGAATTGACCAGTCCTCCAGTTGGTGATCACTACACCTTCAGCCTTATCAATCCACCCACCCATTATCTGGTGCATATACTTCCTTGGGTTCTTCTTGCGCATCCTCTCAACTTGATCAACAAATGAATGAGATAGATTTTCTTTGTTATCTATATAACTGGTGTGAATGTATGTTACATTATCCTTCCATACATTCGACCCAGCCTCTACTCGTTTGGCCGCAAAGAACCTCTGGTATATCCAATGCTCTTTGGTAGTTGGGTTGAGTATTAGCATACACCTATTCTGTTTGTTCTTCTCTCTGACTGATTGGTCTATCTTATCAAAGCTGTCCTCATCTATAAGCTCTTCTGCCTCATCCAAGACAAAGGTTGTAATACCTTGTAAGGACTTAAGTGCAGCGGTTTGATTACCGCTGCTAGTCTTAATACCTTTAAATATTATTGAGCTTCCTGTGGCTGTGTTTAAGATTTCATCCTTAGTTATCCTAAAGTGTTTAGCAATACCAAACAGCTCAAGCTTCTCCAGGAACTCTGGGATAATAGAAGTAGCAGCAGAGACCATAGTATATCTAGCAAAGAGAACCTTATGTCCCTTCTCCATTGTAAGGAAAGCCAGGAAGGTGTTTACTGCAAAGGACTTACCGGATCCCCTACCACCCGTCACCACAAAGTAACGGGTGTCATTTCCTAAAGCCTGGTATTTATCGTGAAGTTGAGGTGTTGCCACGAGATTCTTTTGGATTAAGTACTCCCCTTGGAGACAATGTAGCTGGCTTTACATAATAGCCTAGTATTGGATTCACAAGGTAATTCCAAAAGTCCTTTGGAAAGTCTTTTGGATCATTGATCTGTTTCTTCTTGTTCATTATCTTCCGGTGTTATATCTATTGTGTTATCTATCTCAGGGGCCTGCTGAGTTCCAGCAAATATGTTTGTAATAGGAATATCTAGCTTTTGACCTCCGCTAGTATAGTCTACACTTTCTGTAGGCTTACCATATTTATATTCAAAGAGTAATTTCATATGGGCGAAAGAGGACTTGGCTTGCTTCGCTAACTCGGCCCAGGCCTCTTCTTCAGAGCCAAAGACCTCCTTCATTGCGTTCAGAGCATAGATACCCATTCTATCTTTCTTAGCCTCATTTATTGCAGCGGGAGTAGCATTAATCTTTTTAGGATAATTCTTACTGTCTCCCTTCTTTCTACCATTGTTCCTGCGGCCATCATTCTTTCTAATGTACTTAAACTCTTTCGGCTTTCTACCCATACTAATATAACTGATTATCTTTCAGCGTGTTTATCATAAAAGAAATTGTACAGCTCCCAAGTCTTATTGGCCACACCTATATCAGTGTACACCTCCTTAGACTTTTTCTTTTGTACTCCCTTCTGGACCACAATATAAAACTCAGTACAACGACCAGCACATCTGCCAGTAGAGATCGGATATATTTTATATCCGTTGTCTATGCACCAGGCAGCCTTCTTCTGGCTGACTAGCGAGTAGTCTATCTTCTCTTTTATTTTTCTTTTTGTCTTTCTGCCCATAGTTTTGGGTTCTCTTCTTTCAACCAAGTTAAATCCCAAAGATTATTCTCAGTTAAATACTTTGGATTCATTTGAGGAAGATCTAATCTGTTATTCCATCTGTCATTCCACCATAAATATCTTTTTGTTTCTGACATCAGTCTATAAATAACATTACCAACAAAATAATTATACCTATCAAAAATATTAAAGCTATTATTTCAAACATCGTACATTCTATAATAAACAGTTAGCTCTTCTCCTTTTTTTATTGGTTTAATTGTATGCAGAGTACTTTCTACAAAATCCCAGCCCTCTTTAGCGAAATTGGAATCTAAAGCACTAGCGTGATAATCGTGTATAAAGCAGTTAGGTGTTGAGCTATGGTTTAAAAACCCACCCAAAGGTGTTCTAAAGAATGGTTCGAAATAAACCGTATCAGACAATTCAACGTGTGTTACTCCTAATTCACACCCTGCTTCTATGTTTTGTGTCGCAAACACTCCAAGGCCTTCTATCTTGCTTTTCTTTATGGTAACTTCTTCTGGTAATGGCTTATACATATTCTTTAGTCATAAGGGTTCTATATTCATTCAACAGAGTTCTATGTTCGACCAATAGGTTGGCATACTTATCTCTGTAATATTTCTCCGGGTTAATGTCCCGCTCTCTGGACTTGGTGCATTTAGCTATAAGCTTACTGAGCTTATCATATACCTCATACAGATTTATTTCATATTCGACAATCACGTCATCAAATATTTTGATTCCGTGAAGGACTGAAGCGTGATCTCTACCTACAGACAAACCTATCTCTTTAAGAGAACAGAGAGTGTGCTGTTTACATAACTTAAAATATACAGCTCTAGCATACACCCTAGCTCTTAGCCTACTAGGATGATTTAAGTCTAGTTCAAGCTCTCTTTCCACGAGGTTTTTTATTTCTTTAATTTTCATATATATCTTTCTGTTTCTCTAATTCTGATTCAACTCTATTAACTTCTAGTTGTATTTCTTTTATAGTACATTTATCTGCTTTTTCTAAAGCCTTCTTAACTCCATCACAAGCCTCATATATCTCTAAGGTTTCAAAGTCCTTCATTTGATTAAATACTTCTTGATAGGTAACTCCCATCAATAAATCAACCAAGGCAAGGTAATAATAATTTAAAACCTCAAAGTCATATTCTTCTTTAGTCATTAGACACTTCCGTGTATATAGCGATTAAACACCACAGCCTCGATCTCGTCTTCAGACTTCCCTAAAAAGTCTTCCTTGTATCTATCCGTACAGATTCGGACCTTCTCTTCTCCAGACTCGAAACATTCTTCAGAGGCTTCATATATCCCTATCTCTCCGGTTATTTTCTCTATCACTAAAAAAGTAAACCGCTCCACATTAAACAGCTGTTTATATATGTATGCTTGCATATCATAATGCCATTTCTTTTTAGACGTGTATTCCCACCCCTCTAAAGAGGAGGTGGTCTTAAGGTCTACTATATGATCATTTCTTAAATAATCAGCCTTACCTCTAAAGGGGATACCATTTATAAGATCAATAGCAGGTACTTCTCCAAGACCATCCTGGAGTAACCTGTTTGCATAATCACATTTATCTATGTTCTTCTTCAAGGCTCTCATAAAGTAAAACTCCTTCTTTAGAAAGACTTCTTTATCACTAGCCAATTCGGCATCCTTAAAAGCTTTAAAGGTTCTCTTTTCTACCTCAATAAATTCATACTTCTGTTGCATCTTCTCTGGCTCTAAAACCAAGGTATGAAACAATCTCCCTTCTCTAAGGGCCTGAGTATCGGTCTGTTTTTTATGTAATAATTTGTAATATACCTTGGAAGATCTTAGTAAGTCTTTACAGGCGGATGAAGATAATGCTGCTGAACTTAGATGACCATAGTAGAATAAATCGGATTCCATATTAGAAATCAGTTCATTCTTATTCCAGGGTAATCCGTCTAGTAGTGTTATTGTATCATTGCTCATATACTTTATTTTCAAGCAAGATAATAAACATTTTGTTAACTACGAAATAGATTTAGGTTTTTCTTCGTAATAAGCCTTAAGTAAATATCCGTCTATTGGACTGATGTTTGATATGTGCTTATAAATTAATTTGCTAATAGCTTTAGCTTCTTTCCGTTCAGACATCTTAGAGTCTGTTCCTAAATTTGTATATAATGAGCAATCTATTTCTAACAAAGTATCTATCTTTTTTTTGATAGGCCAAGTTTTATATCCAGCTATCTTTTCTACTCTATCTCTAATATTCATTTTTGTTTTTTTAGCTTCTGTATATATAAAGCTGCATCAAGCAGCTCCTCTTGAAGTTCCTTAAGCCATATATAAAACCCATCTGGGTTTTCTTCTAAAGTTGATCCATACTCTTTAATCCCACGTTGACTACGCTTATCCATTATTTCTTTTACCTCATCAACAATAAGGTCCGTCCTAACAGGGTCCCTCCGTGCTGTAGTGTTTGTATTGTAAACCTCCCGGTCTAAAAAATATTTACTTACTGAATCTCCCATAACTTATAAATATAAATAGCAATGTCTATCATTTATAGACATATGCCCAATTATTTTTTCTATCTTTTTATTATCTTCAAATTGTGTTGTTTTATTATGTTCCTGGACAACCCATTTAGGTTCAATTTTAAATAGATTAAAACAGAATATTCCCTTTGGAGTCGAACATATATACATAGGAATTTCTAAATTCTCGTGGCCTTTAACAACCATATAATCATATTTAGATTTTTCTATCAGTAACTCATCATAATGAGAGGTTCTACATTTAAGTTCTATTCTATGATTATAATGTTTTGAATAACAATCCCATCTACTCATTTTATTGTCTGACTTAATTAAGTCAACATAATTAGACATTTTTATCTGGCCAAATAAATCAGCTTCATCATATTCCTCTAAAGGTTTAATCGTAATGTTATCCCAAATATTCACTATATAGGTCTTCTAGTTTACCTAAAACCTCATTATAAAAACAAGGGCCGCATCCGACTGGTTCTCGTTTTTCACTAAAGATTCTGTTATAAACAACAAGAACTTCTTGCTGCATTGTAGGAGATATTCTTCTAGGTGTTCCGTTTTTGAATAGCTCCTTTAGATAATCAAATTCAGGTTCTGTCAAACAATTAGGTTTATGATAAGAAAACATCTTGTTTAGCTTTTCTTTTCGTTCATCACATCCACAGTCCTTACCATCCACAAACAGATCTACTACCTTCTTTATTCCGGTAGCCTTAGAAATCTTATCTACTGTATCACCAAGGCCTTCTGAGGCCTTTTGGTGATTCTTGACCCATTCCTTGTAGGCCTTAGTTCTTTTATCTTTAGGTGCTTCCATAATTATATTTTATCAAAATCTCCATTCTTAAAATCCTCCCAGTCCTCTAGGAGTTCGTTATTAATCTTTATCTTATAATTCTTACAACTATTAAATATTGAGGTTAAAGATATATTGGTTTTGTTGGCAATATCTCTCATAGACATATCAGTCTTATAATATAATGAAAACAACTTTTGATCATACCAATAATCCCAAGACTCCACAACACTCATCACTTTATCAAAGAGTTTATCGTGGGCCTCTATAGCCTCTATTTCTTTTGTGTCATATGCAACTTGGTTATTTATATGTAAAAAATCTACTGAATAATCAGATAGGTCTTCTAAATAAACAACACCATTTTTAGCCTTATAGGTTCTTGCACTCATCCACATATTTCTTATAGTGGTCCATATATAAAACCTATTAATAGTACCAGTATTTTTATAGTATACCTTTTTTTCATCCTTAACATACTTATAGAGCCGAAGATACATCTCCTGGACTAAGTCCTCAGCAAAGGAGGATGGCACTCCCATATTCAGTGCCATCGCTACCCAAAGCTCGTGTTTTCTGCCAAGATCTTCTAGCACTAATTTGCTATAGGGATGTAAAGGGCAAAAAACCCAAGTTGAACCCTAACAATATTAATAGTAATATCGTCATTTTCTGATCCACGCACATCAATATCGGTTAAATAGTCCACGCCAAACGCAAACCCTATTATCCATTCAAAATCTATTCCCATATTATTTTAATTATTTTAAGCGTAAATGTAAAAAAGACTAAAGTCCAAATTACAGTAGCTGTTAAACAAATCATTCTAATTATCGTATTCGTTAAGAATCTCTTCATTTTGTTATAAATTTAACATTTTGTTATCTAATAAACAAATTTTACCTTTATGTAATCAGAATCGCTGTAATATTTCTTCAAACGTTTTATTTCCACAATATTCTGATCTTGCTCATAAATGAGTCCCTCTAAAGCATCGAAGAATGCTTTATTGAGATTATCCTGTAAGTCTGGCTTTGTTGTTTTAGGTATCTTACCTACTCTCCTTTTCTTAGGAGTAGCCTTAGGATATGCGTAACTATATTCAATGTATTCCACAAAAATTGGTGTTCCCGCTTCTATTATAACGAAATTATCGGGTAACTGTTCCGAAACTAACGCAATAATGAGGTTCTGGTAATCAACAATCTTCTTAGGTTTATACTTAATCCCATTC